CATGCTAAGAAATTAGAACATGTAATTAATCATATTTGTGAAGATCATGCTAAGAAATTAAATATAGTTAAAGAATCAATTGATAAAAAATATCAAAAATTATTAACAGAATCAATTGATAAACTTGATCAAGATTCAACTAAGAAACTTGAAGAAGTTGCTAATGTATTAAAGAAAAATAGAGAATTAGCCGTTGAATCAGTAACAAAAGAATATACACAAAAATTAGAACAAGCTAATAAAGATTTACAAGATGAAAAAGCTCGTAAAACAAGTATATTAGCTGAAAGTGTTGAAAAATATTTGAATTATGCATTAGAAAAATATTTACCAAAGAAACAATTAATTTCTGAAGCTAAGTATAATAGTGCATTAAAAACTCTTGATAAAGTTACAGATTTACTTAAAGTAAATACAATTATTCAAGAAAGTAAAGATGGTATATTTGCAGATTATGAAGCTAAATTAGCTGCTGCAAAAGAAGAACAAAATAAGTTAATCAATGAAAAGATTGAACTTAATGCTGAATTAGCAAAGAAAGAAGCACAATTATTGCTTGAATCAAAAACACAAAAGTGTACTCCTAGTGAAGCAAGATTTTTAAGAACATATTTTAAGAATGCAACTTCACCCCAAGTTATTGAGGAGTCTATAGAAACAGCTCATGCTGCTTGGAAAAAAATTCAGTCTGATCATCGTCAATTTTTACAAGAATCAGTAGATAAAAAGGTTAATAAAATTCCTTCAAATGTAGTTACTGAATCACGTAAAGAAGACAAAAAAGAACCTGTAAGAAAGGTTATATCAGAACAAAAGGTCGTTGCAAAAGAACAATCAACAGATATAGTTGATCTTTATGCAAGAATATTAAATAAAAATAATTAATAAATAATATTAGTAAACAATAAAAAATTAAAAGGAAATAAAATTATGTTATTTCGTGGTGTACAAAATCAAGAACAAATTTTCAAGAAATGGGAAAATTTGGTAAATGCCAAGGATGATATTAAAGATGATGTCTTAAAGATGTCAACAGCTATCGTTCTTGAAAACGCTCAAGCTCTCGTTGATCACGAAGCTAAAACTCGTGGTGGTCGTTCATTACTTTTTGAAGCTGCTGGTATTGACAATGGTGGTGTATTAGGACCAGGTACTGCTGATACTTCATATGCACAAACCGTTCGTCCAGATGGTTCAGTTGGTGATGCTCGTGTTCCATCAATCGTAATTCCAATGATTCGTCGTATTTATCCCCAATTAATCGCTCACAAGTTAGTTGGTGTTCAACCAATGCAAGGACCAATTGGTATGGCTTTCGCTTTCCGTGCTCGTTATGGTCGTTTTGGTCGTGGTGCTGCTCAAGTTGGTGATGAAATTGGTTATCTTGGTGTAGATGCTGCTCATACTGGTAAGCAACAACAATTTAATAAATTTGACAATCAAGCCTATGATGCTCCAAGTGGTGGTGGTTTCCAACCTGAAGGTTCATTAAGTGGTACAGTTCAAAAGGGTACAGTTGCTGAAGCTCAAGATCAAGGTGCTTTAGAATATAATCCTGAAACTGGTAAATCACAACGCTATTCTAACGTAACTCCTGATCCTCAAGTTCCATCTGCTACAAGTGGTGAAACCAATTTCATGGATTACTTCCTTGGTGAACAAGGTGTTTCACAATATGGTGGTAAGAATTATGGTATGATTGGTGATGGTGCTGATACATCAGATGCTGAAAACTGGGCAGTTGGTCGTGATATGCCTGAAGCTGGTTTTGAAATTCTCAAAGCCACAGTTACTGCTAAGACTCGTAAGTTAGGTGTCCAAATCACCCGTGAAACTGAAGAAGATATGAAGGCAATGCAAGGTTTGAATGCACAACAAGAAATTAGCGATTTACTTTCTTATGAAATTTCACAAGAAATGGACCGTCAATTACTTGGTGAAATTATTCAATCTGCAGTTCGTGCTGGCAATGCTTCAGTTTGGGATCCTGCAATTGCTGATGGTCGTAATCAAAATGAACGTGTTAACACACTTTATACTACAATCCTTGATCGTAGTGCAAAGATCGCTGTTAAATCACGTCGTGGTGCTGCCAATTGGTGTGTAGCTTCACCTGGTGCTGCTGCATTACTCGAATCAAATATCGTCAATCCTCTTGGCGTAAGTGGTGGTCTTGGCAATGCTAATGCTTTTGGCAAACAAATTGACAATGGTATTGGTGTTACTGAAATTGGTGCACTTCGTAATGGTACTATCACACTTTATCGTGATACTCTTGCTGGTGGCGATTATATCCTCTTAGGTTTCAAGGGAACTAATATTTATGATGCTGGTATTATTTACCTCCCATACATTCCTCTTGAACTTATGCAGGCTCAAGATCCATTCACCTTTAACCCAATCACAGCTGCTCGTACTCGTTATGGTGTTACAACCAACTTATTTGGTGCTGGTCAATTCTATCAATTCATTGGTCTCAAGAATATGGTTGGCAGCAAAGAAACAATGCAAGCTGAAGGTGGCCGG